GGCGTCCCATTCCTCGTAATTGGTGCCGTTGGCTGCGGCCATTTCGTTAAATGCTGCGTTGGCGGCCAAGGTCGCCTCAGAGCGGGCGATCCGGAGCCAGTACCATGCAGCCCCCTCTCCGATGATATCATGCAGCTTGCGGCCCACCTCAATGGGCCAGCGCCCATTGTAGCTCATATCGATGAGCATGTCCCTGACCTTGTTCAGGCGGTTGACGGCAATCTCTGTGGTGATGCGCTTGCCGCCCTCAGCTATCATGGCCTTGAAATAGTCACGGTTCGGGTCGGCCATGACCATGGTCAGGATTGCGTTCTCGCCGGCAATGTCCCGCATTTTGTCGTATTGATCGCGGGCCTCCACATTAAAAGCCATAGCCATAAAGCGGATGACGATCCACTTGATGGTGGTCCAGTCTATGCCATCAGTGAGGCCCTTGCCGGTTACGGCGTACTCTGGGGACAGGATGTCCTCCAGCCAGTCTTTCACCACAGCCAGGAGGCGAAGATACATGGTGTCATGATACTGAAACGGCTGTCCGCTCTCAGGTTGTGATCCTGTTACAATCGCCCTGCGCACCTCCTCGATCGACGGCAGCCCCAAAACATGCAGCATCTCAACCTCTGCCTTGGTTGTGCGGTCCATCAGGGCCTTGAAGAAATCCCGGTGGACCTTGGCCATCGCCGGGTTGCGGTGCTTGCGGGAGGCAAACAGGAGCTCGTTGACTGAAGGCCCCTTGGTCCTGTGCAGTTGGTGGGCGTCGCCGCAGCCACAAAGGTCATCCTGTGGGGCTTGCAGGCCCCGCAGGATACACTCATTGCGGAGCGCTTCATCGACGGTCAAGGTGATCACGCAGACCTCGAGAGCATAACTGCAATGCGGGTGCCCTTGGCATCCTGATAGCTCTTTGTGATCGCCTCCACCCCGCCGGCGGCCTTGACCGATTCCTCGGACTCAATCCCATTGACAACCAGGTATTCTACAAAGGCATCCGGAGTGATCAGGCCGGCGTCCAGGAGGGCGATGCGGGCATCAATCTCTTTTTGCTGTGCAGTGGCGTTCTGCAGCCGGGCCCGGGCGGTTTCTTCATCATCCTGGAGGTTGACCGGATCCCATTCATGTTGCCACTTGACACCGTTCAGGCCATTCAGGAGCAGTGCGGTTGTGAATACCCGCTCGATGATGGGATCCAGCCTCGATCGGCGCGTCCATACCTCCGATGTCAGCATGTCTGACTGCTCCTTGGCCATCCGCTCGGTCGTCGACCAGGACAGCCCGAACATAAATGGCGGCAGTCCGGTACGTGCGACGATCTGTTCCATCGTGATTTTGGTCGGCACGGTCAGATCCGGCAATGTTGCATCTCCGCCAAGGACCTTTACCTCCAGCTTTCCATTGGGGGCATACCCGAATCCAAGATCCATGAGACCACCTGCTTTTCTGGTGAGCATCGTCTCCTGCAGGTCTGACGCCTTTGCTCCAAGATCGGTCTTCAGATCATCACCGCTCTGCCCGTCGCCGGCCATCTGCAGGATCAGAAATGTCGGATCCCCGATGCGCCAGGCGGTGGAATCAATGGCGTTCTGGATGCGCATGATGGTCTTGACCACCGCCGGCAGGCTGTTGAGCATCGATACGCCCTGGGGGTGCCCGTCGCGCAGATCAAAGGCGAGGTAGTAGATCAGCGACTGGTCGGCCATCTCCACCGGCTTGAATCCGAAGCGGTCCATCTGGCCAAGCGAAAGCTTGCCGTCATCATCGACCATAAAGCGAAAATCATTGGCCCGGGCGACCTTCAACCGGTCAACTCCAGACAGTAGCGCATCCGGGACCAGCTCACCAATGCCGAAGCCCTTGGCAATGGCAGAGTCGGTCATCTGGGTGAGAAAGGAATTAAACCCGCCATCTATCCACCCAACCCGGACCTGCTTCTTGGTAGCGTCAAGCACTTCCTGGGCCCGGGTGTTGCCCATGGCATCCAGGCGAAAGTCCCCGATCAGCTGCACAAGCTTCAGTATCGCCACATCAAGAACCGGGGAGACCTCCCTGATCAGGTCATACAGGTCGAGATTGCCGCGCACTGCGATGGCGCCTGACAGCCTGCCGATGACATCACGCTGCCATGGGTCAATGGTCTGCGCCCTGCGGACCGCCGTGCGCAGGGTTGATCTTTCAGCAGGGGCCTTGCCCATTTTAAACAGATTCATCTTATTACCTCTTGGATTTAATGGATATACCACCCCACCCGCCAACACGGAAGGGCCAATACGTCAATGCGACTGCATCTGCCTTATCAGGGCTCCTGCCTATGCGCTTCTTGATATCTTCTTTTGGTTCAAGTTTTATCTTGCCATTGGACTGCACTTCCCAATGGATTTCTGTCAACTCCTGGGTGAGCTCGTCATCAGGAGGCAAGGCCAATTTACCGCCAAGGCGTGGATCCAGCGCGTCGCGCAGCAGCCAGTAGCAGGCGGCCCTAGTGTTTAAAAACTCTCGCTCGCCGGTTGCGTCACTTATGCCCTCTGCGCTCTCGCTGAATTTAGCCGATATGGAGTTCACGCCCTGCTCGATCAGGCGGCTATGAACTCCCGCGCCCTCGCCGATCGTATCGATAAACGCAGTTCCATCATGAGCGATCGCGTTTTTAATCCTGCCCGCACTAACCATGTGATCAGCCTTACTATATTCCAATATCCGACCGACATAATCCCCGTATCTGGGCGCAAAGACAGTTGCGTCACGGCCCATGCCGGCGATGTCGCAGCCAAGGAGCAGGGGACCTACTACAGTCTCGGGCTTAATCTCAGCCCATCGCTCATTGGCAGCCTCGATCCATGAAAGCGGGAAAAGCTGGTCCTCACTCTCCCGCGGAAATTCGCCCATAACCTTGACCAGGAATAGATCCCCCGGGCGATACCACTGCCCCTCGAAGCGGAAATCATGAAAGCCGACAGGATCAACCTCGTCTTCTGATATCCTTGTCACCCATCCAGGCTTCTGTAGTTTTTCGGCCACCCATTCATAATCCACCTGGCCAGGGATGAGGATCTTTTTCGCGCGCACATTCGGCGCATCCAGGCAAGAGAGCTTATGCTTGGCATACAAGGGAGAGCGCGTGCTCTGATAAGCCTCCCCGCTGGTGCGATTCGGATTGAATACGATCAGCAGGCGCGAGAGCGTGCCAGTGAGCACGCCATCAATGGCATCGAAGGTCTCCTGGGTAATGCCGGATGCCTCAGTAACCACCACAAGGATGTTGGGAGAGTGAAATCCGGTCCATGCCTCAGTATGCTTATCCCCAGCCTTAAAGGCGATAAGATAATGCTCTTTGATCGGTTTGCCCGTTTTATGGTCATAAAATTGAATCATCTCATTCATGACTTTGCCGCCTAAAGGAATTTTCGCCTGGCGGTGAATGCGGGAGATCTCGGCCATTTCAATCTGAATTGCCTGGCGGCCGGTCGGCGCCGTATTGATCACTTTGCACGGCGGGTACAGCGTTAAAAAAGTCAGAGAAATGCAGGCTGCCGTGTAGTCCTTCCCCCTGGCATGCCCGGAACGAACCGAGGTGCGGCGATTGTGCTGCACGCTTTCGACAATTCCGCGCTGTTTTCTGTCCATGCGAACGCCCAGGGCCTCCCGGATGAACTTGTTCCAGTCGGAGCGCCAGCCCTCGATTAGTTCTATGTCTTTAGGATTTATTCGCATTATCCGTTACAGCCCTTACCCAATCAGAAAGCGATTTAAAAGCATCTCCGCCCAATTTTATCTCTTCGTAGAGCCCAAGAATCTTACAGCGCTGCTCGATGCACCACTGTACCCCAGAGAGATAGCGAGGATCGCCGACATCGCGCCATTTTTTTGTTTTGGTCTCGCTGGTTCTTACCGCACCACCCTCAGCAACGCCTTCACGATCTGTATCAATAGTTTCTTTTTTGGTCCCAATACTGCGAAACCATGCGTCGCGATAAGTAAGTTCGAGAGCGTTTATTGTGTGCAGCTCATCAAGCTTGGCCTCATTGACATTAAAGACGCCCTCGTGATACCAGTCCCGAATCAGCTCTTTAATAAACCTCGAAACAGTAATTTGACTTATCGGCTTTTTGTTAATAGTAATGGCCGCAGCTATTTCGGACTGCTTCATGCCGGCGCGGTACATCTCGCTGACTCGCAATTTTACGACTGCATGCTGTGAAGGAGAAAAAGGCTTACCCATTTAGTCACCAAGTAAACATAAAAAGTTGATTTGTTCTGTTCGTGCAATTACCGTGCCTTCCTCCAGCCCGCCTTGATGGGAGGGTTGATTTTGTGGCGGTCGATCATATAATGTATGCGCCGCGGAGATATCCCCATCAGTGCAGCTGCATCCTGTTGCCTCCATCTGCAGCGCTCAAGGGCAGCCAAAACAAGCCTGCGCTCCATTGCGTAAAAATCAAGATCC